TATCCAGATATTTATAGCATTATTTTTGTAAATCCACCTTCTCAAACTGTTAATATAACAATTACTTGGAATACTATTTCTACCAATTTAGTATCTCCAACTGCTGTAGCTCAATTAACAACCCCAGCTATTGTTGATTACATTAATAGTATTCCTGTTGGTCAACCAATTAATACTTATGAATTGCAAGATGCCTTTCAAAATGCAGTAGAACCCATTATTTCTGCAAGTCAAGTATCTAAAATTGACTATGTAGTGGCAATTAACGGAATAGATACTGCTCCAACTTCTGGTACTTTGCTTATTTATGGTGATCCTGAAAGCTATTTTTCTACTAATGCTTCATTGGTATCGGTAGTACAAGGCTAGTATGCTTACACAAGTACTTCCAGCTTATCTTTACCAGCAATATACAAAAGATCCGTATAACGAAGATTTACAGGCTTTTTTTACTGCTTACAATACTGAATCACAAACTAGGCTAGATGCCACTAATAGCTTAAATTTGCCTATTTATACAAAGCAAATAGCTCCTTTATTGGATTGGACAGCTTATGCCATTTATGGCGTAACTAGACCAAGCCTTGGCTCTCCTGCCAAGTTTTCGCCTTTAGGCGTATACGACACAATTCCTTATGACATAAACGCTTATTCAAGAAATATAACAACTGGTACAGCTAATCTTTATGTTGTTGATGATGACATCTTTAAGCGTATTTTGACTTGGAATTTTTATAAAGGTGATGGCTTCCAATACACCACACAATGGTTAAAACGCAGAATTAAACGCTTTCTTTTGGGTATAGATGGGGTTGATTTTCCAATTGATAATACTTATGAAATTAGTGTTACCTATGGCTCTAACAATGTAATAACATTAACAGTTCCAAATTATGCTGTAACCCCTATTTTTATATCAGCTTTGGAATCTGGCGTTTTAAATGTTCCGTTTGAATACAGTTATATAGTAGATATTTCATCAGGGGCAATACCTTGGAAAAACAATTCTAGCGCAACTATTGGATGGACAAATAGCTCAAGTATGCCAATTACTTGGTACACTCTCGTTTAAAGGATAATTTATGTCAGTTCCGTATACTTTTGCTTCCGCCTCATCAGCACTTCCTTTATCGGAATTGGATCTTAACTTTGCTACGCCCATTACTCTAGGCTCTCAGCCTATGATTTTAGGTAATACATATACAACAATAGCAGGGTTAACCCTTACTGCTCCTGTATTTACTGCTCCAGTTTTAGGAACTCCAACTTCAGGAAACTTATCAAATTGCACAGGAAGTCTTGCTGGATGTACTGGGTATACCTATGCCAATTTAGCTGGAACAGTACCAACTTGGAATCAAAATACTAATGGTAATGCGGCAACCGCCACTTTAGCGGCAACCGCCACTTTAGCTTCAACAGCTACTTATGCTACTACAGCGGGTAGCACCAATACTTTTGCCACAACTAACTTTTCTATTGCTGAATCTGGTGGTAAGCTATATTTTTATCATAATTCAACAACAATTGCTTCATTAGATTCTTCTGGAAACTTAATTGCTCTTGCTAACGTAACAGCATATGGAACACCATAATGGAAAATAATATTGACTTTAATTACGAATACTCTGATTTAAACTTATTTAAAACTAGGGTTCAAATCTTAACTGGCGAATATGCAGATACTATTTTAGAATTTGGCGGGTCACTTTTAGCTCAAGACGAAAATCAAAATACTTTTACTTTTGAGTATCAACTTTTTCAAATTCCTCAACATTTAAAAGGTATTGTTTTAAAAGGTACTAAAGATTTTGAAATGTTTTTAGGTTACTTATTAGTCGATATTATTGATAGTAGAAATAATGACCCAGAAGAAAAAAATAAATTAGAACAAGCTGCTAGTTTTAAAGGGGCTTTACCTAATACTATTAAAATTGACCCTTGGTTTTATAACAAACAGGCGACAGTAATATGACATTAAATTCATCAGGACCAATTAGCTTAGCTGGCGCTACTGCTGGGCAGTCTATTGCTGTAGAGCTTGCATTAGGCACTACGACAGTAATTAGTTTGAATGATTCAGCGGTAAGGACTTTGGCTGGTGTACCAAGTGGTGCAATTACGATGCCCACGAATTTTTATGGCAAATCAAATACTGTAACTATTAGCTATACATTTACTTCTTCAACAACTAACGCTTCTTTAAATATATCTTCTATTAGCGGATATAGTGCAGGAAAATCTATTATTACAGTTACAGTAAATAGCGGCATTTATTTATATGCAACAACAACTGGAAACTATGGTTTAAATCTTACTGGTGGAACTACTGGCGATACTTTAACCCTTGTAAATAATGGCTACATTATGGGTCAAGGTGGAAAAACTAGTGCTGGTGGTCCAGCATTGAACATTGGAACTGGAATTGGTTTAACTATTAATAATGTTGGCTATATTGGTGGTGGAGGAGGTGCAGGTAGAAATGCTCACTATATCTTCAATGCTGGTGGTGGTGGTGGTGCTGGCGGAGGAGCTGGTAGTAATTATTGTGGTTTTGTTACTGGTGGAGCTGGTGGAGCAATTGGTGGAAGTGGTGGTAATGGTGGCACTTCTTGTGTTAGTTGTTCGACATTTGGTGGAGGAGGTGGTGGTGGCAGAATTTTCCCAGGATCAGGAGGAGCTGGCGGTTGTAGTGGATGTGTTCGTTTTATTGCTGGTGGTAATGGTGGCGGTTCTGGTGGCGGGGGCTCTGGTTTTTTTAGTTGTAGTAAGGGCGGTAATGGTGGTTCTGGCAGCTCTAGTGGCACTAATGGATCTGGTAGTTGTGCTCACTACGGCGCTGGAGGTGGTGCTGGCTGGGGTGCAACAGGTGGTAGCTCTCTTTGCGGTGCTGGTTATAGTGGTGGTAAAGCTATTAACAAAAATGGCAAAACAGTTACCTTTTCAGCAGGATGCACTAGAGTTTATGGAGCAGTTTCATAATGCAAATATATGTTATAAACAATCCAACACAAAATATTATTGATTATGTTTGCGATAGTCAAGCAACTATTGACGCAGGTCAAACTGCGGGCTATGTAGGTACGTTTACTATTGGTACAGAATCAAATGCAAATGCAATACTGGCAACTAACCAACAAGCGTGGCTTACTGCACAAGAGGGTATTTTTTGTGTTAATAAAAATGTTATTACTTCTGATGGTCATATTGAATGGATAACAGTAAACTTAAACACAGAACCAGCAAATACTGATGTAGTTTATAGATTGCTTAATACACCCAATGGGGATTGGGTTGAAGAAACTGGTTTAATTCCAGCGCAAACCGAATTTGAAACAATTCAACAAAATTATTTAATATTTAGCAATTTAAGTTCAGTAATATTTTGGACTGAATGGAAACCTTTACCAACACCACCTAAATCATAAAAATGACAAACCAACTAACAATAGAATCAGTATTTCCCACCAATGTTTATAGCATTGATAAACCTGAATTTTTGGATGTTGCACGAACGGTAGCGGTAGAATTTTTAGATAAACGACATAAAGAAACAACATTAAATGAAGCTTTCCCATGCTACATGACAGAATCACTTAATGTAGACCCAAGAATGTTACCCTTTGCAAACTATGTAGCCCAAACAGCTTGGAATATTTTGCAAGAACAGGGTTATGAAGTTACCAATATGACTACTTATTTTGAATCAATGTGGTGTCAAGAACATCATAAGGGTTCTTTAATGGAACAGCACATACACGGAAATGGGAATCAAATTGTTGGTTTTTACTTTTTAGATGTTCCAGAAGACGGTTCTAAAGTTATTTTTTATGATCCAAAGCATAGTAAAGTTCAAATTAATTTACCAGAAATAAACGCTACTCAATCAACACCAGCAAGTAATATTATTAATTACGAAGCAAAGCCAGGTACTTTAATGTTTACAAATGCTTGGTTGCCACATTCATTTACTAAAAATATGTCTGATAGTCCAATGAAATTTATTCATTTTAATATAAATGTCAAATTAGCAGATACATATTTTTGCCCATCGAAAGTAGAAGTGATATGAAATACAAAATCCGTTTTAATAAAACTCGTGGTCAAGAAGGTCGTGGAACTGTTGACCATGTTTGGCGTGTGTTTGAAGGTGACAAAGAATACTTAGTTAAACATTTTCAACTTAATGTGCCTTCTTTTAGCGAAATTGACGAAAGCGGTGTTGATTGGAATCTTTGTTGTAATGGTGTTTTAAGTTTTGACAAAGAAACATCGACAGCAATATTTAACAAAAAGTAACTATTAAACTAAGTAGTTTTTAGATACAATATGTAAAATCGCTTGGTGATGCAAGCAGATCAGATCAAGGAAAAGTTATGACTGTTCAGCTTTATGCCAATAATGCAAAAACAACGCTGGCATCACCAATTAATGCTACTCAGACTACCATTACAGTAGCGCCGGGTACTGGTTCGCTTTTTCCAAACCCTAGTTCTGGTCAAGCATTTAAAGTAACTTTAGTTAGTGCTTCTTCTGTTACTGTTTATGAAATTTGCCTTTGTACCGCAAGATCAACTGATACTTTAACAGTAGTAAGAGCGCAAGAAGGAACTTCTGGTACTCCATTTTTATTAAATGATGTTGTCGGTAATTTTGATACTGCTGGTGTAATGGATGGTTTAGTTCAATCTGTTCAGCTTCAAAATCAATATTATTTGTTTGCTGTGGCTAGTGGAACAGCAAATGCTTTAACGGCAACCATTCCATCAACTCTTACTGCTTTAACAGATGGAATGTCTATTGTTATTAAATCTGGATATGCAAATACTGGAGCAACTACTTTAAATATAACTTTAGGTTCTACAGCAACGGGAGCTTTGCCTATTGTTTCTGGTAATAATTCAGCACTTGTAGGAAATGAAATTCCTTCTGCTGGATACCCAATTACTTTGTCTTATAGTTCTACTTACAACGCATGGGTAATTACCAATGCAAATGTTAATTTAAATGCGTATGCTTTAATTAATAGCCAAACATTTACTGGAACTCCTAGAGTACCTACAGCACCATTTAATGACAACAGCACCATTATTGCTAGTACAACTTGGGTTCAAGGGCAATTAGCCAATTACGCACCTATTTTTAGCCCTGCTTTAACGGGAATTCCAACAGCACCAACAGCCTCAAGCGGAACTAACACTACTCAAATAGCTACTACGGCTTTTGTACAAAACCAATTGCAAATTGTAAAAGGTTTAGGTTTTGGTGGGACTACTTGGAATGATGTAACAGGCTCAAGAGGAAATGGAGTTCAATACACAAACAGTTATTCCTATCCAATTGCTGTTTCTGCTACTGGTGGTGCTGGTGGGTACTCTACTTTGCATGGATATGTTAACGGAATTCTTATTTCAGAATTTAATTGGCAATTTAATGGAAATGGCGCACATGGCGGATGTTTTATGATTGTCCCGCCGGGAGCTACTTATCAAATAAATGGCGATAGCGGTATTCAAAGATGGACTGAACTTTATTAAGGAAATATTATGACTTACAACTATGGTAGCCCCATTACAGGCACTCTTACTGGAACTACTTTAGAGGTATTAGTTCCTAATTTAGTTTACCCAGCAACTATTGTTTTGAATTCTGCCGCTGTAGGTAGAGCAATTCAACTATCTTTAGATAGTGGAGCTACTTTTCTTACAGCAGTTACTCCTACTGGAACAGCTACAGGTCAAATTTATTATGTCTTAACCTTTCCTGTAACAATGCTTAAATTTACTGGTGTAGCCGCTGATACTTACGCAATTCTTTAATAGCGTTGAATAAGGAAATATTATGACAATGCTATTATTTGCAAATCAAGCACAAACAACTCTTGCCGCACCAATAACAAGTGTAGATACAACTTTAATTGTTGCAAGTGGTACTGGTCAATATTTTCCTCAACCAGTAGGCGATGAAATATTTAAAGTTACTTTAATTAATTCAACCAATAATTTACAAACTGAAATTTGCAATTGCACAGCTAGAACAGGTGATGTTTTAACAGTTCAAAGGGGTCAAGAAGGAACTGTTGCTCAAGCATGGAAATTTAGTGACTTTGTTACAAATTTAGTTACTGCTGGAACATTGCAATCTTTTAGCCAAGTTTCAGGATGGAGTGGTTACTCTGGAATTAGCGGGTATTCAGGTATTTCTGGTTATTCAGGTTTCTCTGGCTTTTCTGGAATTTCTGGGTATTCTGGATCAGGTGTATCTGGATTTTCAGGGGCTTCTGGAATAAGCGGATTTTCTGGTTATAGCGGATTTTCGGGATATTCTGGAATAAGCGGATTTTCTGGAAAATCTGGATTTAGCGGAATTTCAGGTTTTAGCGGATTTAGCGGCATATCAGGATATTCAGGTAAATCAGGATTTAGTGGAATTTCTGGCTATTCAGGATTTAGTGGAATTTCAGGTTATTCAGGATTTAGTGGAATTTCAGGTTATTCAGGAAGTGGTATTAGTGGATATTCAGGTTTTTCTGGATATTCTGGTTTACCCGGTGCGGCAATTAATGTTATTGGAACTGTTCCAACAGCCGCAGATTTACCACCAACAGCAAATATAAATGATGCGTATGTTACTGCTGACACAGGAAACCTATGGGTTTATACAGTATCAGGATGGATTGATATTGGACAGTTTGTTGGTGATAGTGGCTATAGCGGTTACTCTGGTTCTGGTGTTTCTGGGTATTCTGGGTATTCTGGTGATTCAGGTATATCAGGATTTAGCGGCAATTCAGGCATAAGTGGTTACTCAGGTGATTCTGGAATTTCTGGTTACTCTGGTTATAGTGGCATATCAGGTTTTTCAGGTGATTCTGGTATTTCAGGCTTTTCAGGTGATTCTGGTATTTCAGGCTTTTCAGGTGATTCTGGTATTTCAGGCTATAGCGGTGATAGCGGTATTTCTGGTTACTCAGGTGATTCTGGAATAAGTGGGTTCTCAGGAGATAGCGGTATCTCTGGTTTTAGCGGAGATTCTGGAATTTCAGGATTTAGTGGTGATAGCGGAATAAGTGGCTATTCAGGTTATTCTGGAGATTCAGGAATTTCTGGCTATTCAGGTGATAGCGGAATTTCGGGTTATAGCGGTGATTCAGGGCTAAGTGGTTATTCTGGCGATTCTGGTATTAGTGGTTATTCTGGATCAGGAATTTCTGGTTATTCTGGAGATAGCGGTATTAGTGGTTATTCTGGAGATAGCGGTATATCTGGCTATTCAGGTGACAGCGGTATATCAGGGTATTCTGGCGATAGCGGAATCTCAGGATTTAGTGGCGATTCAGGAATATCGGGGTATAGTGGCGATTCTGGTATTTCTGGTTGGTCTGGTAATTCAGGAATTTCAGGATATTCAGGAATTTCAGGTTTTAGCGGAGATAGTGGTATCTCAGGATATTCAGGCGACAGCGGTATATCTGGTTTTAGTGGCGACAGCGGTATATCTGGATTTTCTGGTGATTCAGGAATATCAGGTTACAGCGGAGATTCTGGTATTTCTGGCTACAGCGGGGTTAGCGGTTATTCTGGAGATTCTGGTATTAGTGGTTTTAGCGGCGAATCAGGATTTAGCGGTATTTCTGGCTATAGCGGATTCTCTGGAGAATCTGGTTACTCTGGATTTTCAGGTATATCAGGCTATTCAGGCTTTTCTGGTGAGTCAGGTTTCTCAGGTATCTCTGGTTACTCTGGCTTTTCTGGAGAGTCAGGCTATAGCGGCATTAGTGGCTATTCGGGCTTTAGCGGAATTTCTGGCTATTCTGGTATCTCAGGATTTAGTGGCATCTCTGGCTACTCAGGTGATTCAGGAATATCTGGTTTTAGTGGCGACAGCGGTATATCTGGGTATTCTGGATCAGGCATATCAGGCTACAGCGGTTCTGGTATTTCTGGTTATAGCGGATTACCGGGTGCATCCATTGTTATTAAAGGGACTGTACCTAACGAAACTTTTTTACCACCAACAGGCAATCAATTTGATGATGCTTATGTAACCGCAGACACAGGCGATTTATGGGTTTGGTCAGGTACAACATGGAATAATATTGGACAGTTTGTTGGAACAAGCGGTTACAGCGGATTTTCTGGTTATTCAGGATCAGGAATAAGCGGTTTTTCAGGTTACTCAGGTTCTGGTATTTCTGGGTACTCTGGTTCTGGTATTTCTGGATATTCAGGCGATTCAGGAATATCTGGCTACTCAGGTGATTCAGGAATATCTGGTTATTCTGGAAGTGGTGTAAGTGGTTATAGCGGATATTCTGGCATTTCAGGTTACTCTGGTATTTCAGGATTTTCAGGTGTATCAGGCTATTCTGGAGATTCTGGTATTTCTGGCTATAGTGGAATTTCGGGATATTCTGGTTCTGGAATTAGTGGGTACTCAGGATCAGGAATAAGCGGATTTTCAGGGACTAGCGGATTTTCGGGGTATTCTGGAATTAGCGGGTACCGCGGATTTTCAGGCGATAGCGGTATTTCTGGATTTAGCGGTTTTTCTGGAATAAGTGGATATTCTGGCTTTGGTATTTCAGGTTACTCTGGATTTTCAGGAATTAGTGGCTATAGCGGTTCAGGCGTTTCTGGTTTTTCTGGATACAGCGGTTCTGGAATAAGTGGATTTAGTGGATACTCTGGATCTGGAATATCAGGTTTTTCAGGTTACTCTGGAAGTGGTATTTCAGGATTTAGCGGCTATAGCGGTATTAATGGCGCAACAGGAACATCAGGATTTAGCGGTTATTCAGGAAATAACGGAGCTACTGGCACTTCTGGATATAGTGGCTATAGCGGAACAAATGGTTCAACAGGAACTAGCGGTTTTTCTGGATATAGCGGAACTAATGGCAGTAATGGGGCAACAGGTACTTCAGGTTATTCAGGATATTCAGGTACTAACGGGACAAATGGTGGGCAAGGGACTTCAGGTTATAGCGGTTACTCAGGTGCTACAGGTGCTACAGGAGCAACTGGAGCAACAGGTGGTACAGGAGCAACAGGCACATCTGGTTACTCAGGATACAGCGGAGCAATTACTACTGGTTCTAATGCTCAAGCTAACAGTTTAGGAGTTGGTACTGCGGCTTCTGGAACAACAGGTGAAATTCGTGCCACAAACAATGTGACCGCTTATTATTCTGATGATCGTTTAAAAACAAAACTTGGTAATATTGAAAATGCTCTTGAAAAATTGCGTACTTTAAATGGTTTTTATTATGAAGCCAATGAAGTTGCTCAAGCTTTGGGTTATGATGTTAAGCGTGAAGTTGGCGTATCTGCTCAACAAGTTCAAGCGGTATTATCTGAAATTGTTGTACCAGCACCAATTGATGAGCAATATTGGACAGTTAGATATGAAAGACTTTCTGCTTTGATTATTGAAGCTATTAAAGAATTGGCTGACCAAGTGGATGAAATAAAGAAAAAACTTAATTAACTAAAGGATTAGTGATGCAATCCCCAAAATATTCGGTAGTGATACCGACTTACAATAATTGTGAGAAATATCTAAAACCTTGTATTGATTCCATAATCAAATACACAGAAATGACTGACATAGAGTTGGTCATTTCTGCTAATGGCTGTACTGATAACACTAAAGCGTATTTACAATATTTAAAAACTGCTATTCCTAATATGCAATGGTGGTGGAATGATGAACCTCTAGGCTTTGCCAAAGCCACTAATGTCGGTATTAAAGCCGCTAAAACAGATAAAATAGTATTGCTTAACAATGATACTTTGTTGTTAGAACAACCAAAAAATCAATGGTTAAATAGGTTAGATGATTTTCATGCTGACATATCTTCAGTATTAACCCTACATTCTAAAATTACACAACAAAAGTTTGGTGTTTTCTTTTGCACAATGATTGATAAAAAAGTATTTCAAACTATTGGTTTATTGGATGAAAATTTTGAAACTGGTGGATGTGAAGATATAGATTTTTGCTTTAGGGCAGATCAGAATGGTTTTAGCCTTGTAGATGTTGGCTCTAAAGGTGATTTCCCTATTTATCATGTAGCAGAGGGAACAGTTCATGATCCTGAATTGGTATCAGATTGGGAGCAAAAGTTTTATAAAAATGAATTGAAATTAGCCAAGAAATACAACATGGATCACTATAGATATTTGCTTCAAAATAACTATGAAAGAGCCGTATTTCTTAAAGGTGATCCAGTATTTCCTAGAGAAACTCAAAGGTATCAATGGGCTAGGCAAAATTTAAGAGGTACATCTATATTAGAGATTGGTTGTTCTACTGGGTATGGATGTCAATTTTTACCTGATAACTATACTTATATGGGTATAGATTACGATCCAATTATTATTCAAATTGCTAAAGAACAAGAATGGCGAGCTAATTGCGAATTTGTTAATGTTGATATTAATAAAATTGGAATTGACCACTACGACATTATTATTGCTTTTGAAGTAATTGAGCATTTAGACAATGGTTTAGAGATTGTTGAAATGCTTAAACGACATTGCAAACGACTTTTAATTACAGTTCCCCATAATGAGCCTAAAGGCTTTTGGGGTGAACACCATAAATTGCATGGTTTAAATGAAAGTAATTTTTCTGGTTTTCATTTTAATTACATTAACCATAATGGTGAAATATCAGATGTAATGCAAGAAGTTACACCTGAAAACCCAAGTAACTTAATGATTTGTAGGTGGGATAATGCCTAAAATACTATGCTCAATAGCAACTAGGGGGCGTTATCACACAACGCTTCCTTTAGTTTTAGAAGCTGTTATTAATCAAACTTGGCTACCTAACAAAATTGTTATTTTTGACGACAATGATGAACCCCAAGATATGCGAAAAGAAATGATTTATCAGCATTTCTTTCAAATAATGGCTATTAAAGGTATTGAATGGGAGTGGTTATTTGCTGAAAAAAAAGGACAACATCACATTCATCAAATGGCTAATCGTATGGATTTTGATTGGGTTTGGCGTGTAGATGATGATTGCGTTCCTGAAGCCACAGTCTTGCAAAGCCTGTATAGCCATGCTACACAGTTTCCCAATGTTGGGGCTGTAGGTGGTGCAATTCTTACTCCACCATTACAAGATACTTCTAAATCTACGGGGTTAATTAAAAACATTGATTCTGAGCCTAATATTCAATGGAATTTTATTGATGGCATTAGGGAAGTAGAGCATTTACATTGTTCTTTTTTATATCGGGCAGGGGTCTATGACTTTAATTTAGGTCTTTCCAGAGTAGCTCATCGTGAAGAAACGCTATTTACCTATGGTTTATACAAAAAAGGATATAAAGTATTGGTTGTACCTAATGCTGTTTCTTGGCACATGAAAAACCCTCAAGGGGGTATTCGTGCTGAAACAAAGAAGGAGATGTACGACCATGACGAACAAATATTTAGAAACACACTCAGTTTTAATGACAATACTGTTGTTGTTCTCAATTCTGGACTTGGGGATCATATTGTATTTAATTCCATATTGGGTTCTATCAAAAATCCAGTTGTCTTTGGTTGCTATCCTGAAATAATCCCTTGTCGTTCTATAGCTGAAGCACAGCACCTTTTTGGTAACATAGATCAATGGAATATCTATGGCAAGATGGATCAATGGAAGTGGACTGATAGCTTAGAAAATGCCTACAGAAAGCTTTATTTATGATAATCATTCACCCTTTTGCCAAACCATTAAGAAATGGCAAAACTAACCCTAAAAACTACCCTTATTGGAAACAATTAATCTCCATGATTAATGAACCTATTATTCAAATAGGCGTAGAAGGAGAAGAACAGTTAGTTTATGATTTTCGTAAAAATTTGCCAATCCCAGAACTTAGAAAGTTAATCCAAGAATGTCGAATTTGGATTGGCGTAGACAGCTTTTTTCAGCATTTAGCTTGGGATGAAAAAAAATCGGGCATTGTTCTTTGGTCAGTATCAGACCCATTGATATTTGGACACCCAGAAAACACCAATTTACTTGAAAATCGTGATAATCTATCAAAAAATCAGTTTCTTTGGTGGGAAGCAACAGAACATAATCCTAGTAGTTTTGTAAAGCCAGAGATTGTTAAAAATTATTTATAAAAAGGCTTTTTATGTTCGACCAAACACTTTTTAATTATGCGTTAGCTTTATGTGGTGCTTTGGGCGGATGGGTTCTAAAAGTTATTTGGGATGCAGTTAAAGATTTACAAGCGGCAGATAAGGTTTTGGTAGAAAAAGTAAACACTATTGAGATTCTTATAGCTGGAAACTATATGTCTAAATCAGATTTTGACAAAATTGCCGCCGCTATTTTTGCAAAATTAGACAAAATAGATGATAAGTTGGATAGAAAGGCAGATAAAAATGTTTAAAACTATTTGTGCTTTACTTCGTAAAAAACCTGAACCAGCTATTATTCCAGTTTTTCCTGTTAAAAAGAAACCAGTAGCCAAAAAAGTAGCGGCTAAAACTGTTAAAAAAACTGTTAAAAAACCTGCCCCTAAAAAGAAATGAAAGCCCACAAATCGAAAACCATGTGGTTTTCTTTAGCATTAGTAGTATTTGGTGCTTTATTTGATAACTTATCCTATGTCCAAAACATTATTGATCCAAAATATTATGGCTTTATCATTATTGCTATTGGCATTATCGTTGCTGTACTTCGCTTTGTGACATCAAAGCCTATTCAATAATGTTTCCATTATCCATAAATAGTTACATAATGATTGGTCTTGCTGTTTTAGCAATGGGCGGCATTGGTTATGGAAAATATGAATCTTATAAATTGGATGCTTATAAAGTAGCTCAAGCTAAAGCTGTCCATGATAAAGAAGTTCAAAGCCAAGAAGATACTGACAAAATAAGGAAGGCTAAAGATGCTCAAATTGCTAATATTAATTCCCAGCTTGCTGATGCTCTTATCAGCTTGCGGAACAGACCCAATCGTAGCCAAAGCTCCAGTAATGGACAAAATGGAACTGGGACAGCCCTTTCTGCCGAGGATGCAGAATTTCTTATTAGGGAAGCTTCCAGAGCAGACCAAATAAGAACTGGATTAGAAGCTTGCTATGCTCAATATGATGCGGTAGCTAAATGATTTATTCTAAAAATGGGCTTCATCTTACAGAAAGTTTTGAAGGATGCAGACTTACTTCTTATCCTGATCCGGGAACTGGTGGTAGCCCTTGGACTGTTGGTTATGGGCATACTGGTTCTGATGTTCATCCCAATATGACCATAACTCAAGAACAAGCTGAAGAATTATTAATGCAAGATGTTCAAAAATCAGAAATGACAGTAGCTAATAAAATACATACAGACATAACTCAAGATGAATTTGATGCCCTTGTAGACTTTGTTTTTAATGTTGGAGCAGGAAACTTTGCTGGTTCTACCCTATTAAAAAAAATTAATGCTGGCGATATGAAAGGTGCGGCATTAGAATTTGAAAAATGGGATATGGCGGCTGGTCGTCACATGGCTGGACTACTTAGGCGTAGACAAGCTGAAGAAAAATTATTTGATGGGCTGGTATGACCGATATTTACGATATGGCTTCAGACAATGAAGAACGGGATCGGGATTTAGCTATTCAAATTGCTCGTTCTAAACCCAAAAATCATTCTTTTACTGGGCGTTGTTTATATTGCAATGAC